TGTATATAAAGCCAGTTTAAAAGCATTGCCGTTAGTCGCAAAATTATGCGTTGCTGCAAGCAGTTCTGTTTTAAAACTGGTTGTAAGTGTTGATGTAATCGCCATACTAAATACCTTTTATTATTTTAGCTAAATCTTGAGCATCTCCTTGAGTTAATTCTTGAATCAAAGACGCTTTATAAGATTTTATAGCATTTTTCATATATATCAAACAAACTTTGTAAATTAAATCTTTGTAGGCCCTAGCTTGGTCTTTAATGTGTTGTTCATTTTCATCAGAATAACCAACGATTTTATCGGTTAATTGTTTTGCCCAAAACTCTGGAGGATGTCCTCCGTAATTTGTAGTAGCAACTTCTATTATTCCTAAATCTGGCAATCCACTTGGTGTAAGCTGGTCTACCATTTTTTTGGCTCCGGTGGTCTAAGATGACCATCGTTTCTATCTATTAATATAGGTTCTGGATTTGACTCATCTTGATCTTTCATAGCCTCACTTCTTTTCATGCTGGTCATAAAACCTTTTCCATCTCCCATAACAACCAATGGGTCATCAAGTCTGTGATATCCATAAAGTTTTTCTTCTGCTATAACATCCGTGTCAAGAAGTCCGCTTGATTTTGCAACCTCAACTTGAACACCGCTATGCATGGCCTTAGATAACCAAAACTCTACACAAGCTCTACCAGATTCTGCAAAATGTAAATTTCCCTTGTAACTAAAATCCACACCAAACATTTTCATTGTTCCTACCTTGTTCCACAAAGCAAAAGCAACTGCGTAAGCAACAGTATTGTTTATGTAACAACAATTAAATTCTTCTAGTATTTCATTGATTGGAAATTCAACCAGGTTGGTGCATCGATCATCAAGCTCACAAGTATAAATAGGTTTGTCATCGTTTAATAAAACTTCTGTCATTCCGCTTGTTTGACCGCCAGCATCATCGGTATCTAGGAACCTACTAACTGGATCCATCATAAATGTCCGATCGTGAAATATTACAGAGCCAACTGCGTTAATGGCCCAGACTTCATCAAAGTGTGTTCCGTGTGATTTTGCTAAATTGTAATCGTGCCAACTTTTACCAAGTCCAACGATAGCAATGCTTTTGCCTTCTAAGCTTTCGATTCGTTCCATTTCTCTCTCCTTTTATGTAACGTTTGTTCTTACTGAGTCGTATCTATACTCATCTCTCCTTCCTCTTGCTTCAGCCTCATTTTTTAATCTTGTGATTTCTTGGCCAAATCTTGTTTCATACAATACCTGTATCTCAGGCGCTCCTTTCATAAAGGTATAAGCTTCTATTAAACAACCATAAAGCAGTGCGTTACGAGCATTTTGAGAAATCCAGGTTCCTGTTGTTTGAGAGGTTAGACTTGATGGTTTGTGTAGATAATGAAGTTCAACGCTGTAATCTTGGTCTGGAACTGGAGATACTATTAAAGTAGATCCATTGTCTACTGCTGTAGAAAGGTCTTTGTCAAAGTCTCCATAATACAAAGGTCTTCCTCTTTCAGAAATAGCAACTGCATCATTAGAATACTCACGCATAAAACTAGGGTGTTTTTTGTCTAAATAATGATAATCGTTAGTGTTGCTGTCTATTACGGCCAAAGAAAAACTTAATTTAAAATCTGAAGGTGTTGTAAGGTAAGTGTTTCCAGCAGTTAAATTACCAGTAACATTCTTTCTAAAAAAATCAAACTGAATTAACTCAAAGATTCTTTCTTCGGTATTTATAATCATATCGTTTAACGTGGCAACAAAAGTTGTTTCATCGTTTTCAACGTAATTTTGTATAAGAGTTTTTAATTCAGCTAGTGTCATATTAAGTGTTTATTTGTCCGCCCATACCTGAGTGATTAGTACAATAATAATAAAGTGTTGGGGCTCCTGATGCAACTTCTATTTGAGTATATGCACCTGACGATCCTGGTGTTCCGTTTGTTGTAACACCTGTTGTATATTCTGATCCACCACCATGTGTTCCATTGGATGTTGTTGAAAATCTTAATGGATGACTGCTATTACTGCTATTAGCTTGATCAAATTTGTATGTTTGACCCTCAGTTAAACTTAAAGTTGCTGCTCTCGAACCATCTATATAAAAATAATTTGCACCCAAATAACTTGCAACTGTTACTGTATAAGTAGTAATAGATGGCGAAGGTGTTGGTGCAGGTGTAGGCGATGGAGAAGGTGTTGGAGAAGGCGAAGGCGTTGGTGATGGTGTAGGAGCTGGCGCAGGTGTTGCCGCAGGATCATACCCAAATAAATAGCCAACCGAGCCTGTCATTTCATCTACTGAAAAATTTTGACCAACTATTGAAGGATTCATAGAATTGCCTTTAAATATGTTTGAGTATTTTACAAATACAAAACCTTCTCCAGCTTCTTTGTCGTTATTTGGTCTTGGATCGTAAAGTGCTTCGGGATCTGATGGGGCTTTGTGAGGCTCTAATTGAGGATGTTTTTTTTCAAAACAATTAGAGCAAGTTTTTGCTCCATTCCATTCTTTTTTAAGTTTTAATAACTTATATTCAAATCCACATCTATCGCAAAGAGCAACTGCAAATTTAGCGTTTGCATAAGCCATTTTAAATACTCAAGTATGGACGAATTCTAAAAGATGCTCTGTCCTCGTCTTGAGACATAGCTCTTTGAAACTCTTCTTCATATGCTTGCTTTAACATAGTAGCTCTATCTGGAGCTCTTTTCATTGAGATGTAATAAGCTAATCCAGCAGCAAAACAAGGATAGAACCTAAAAGGCATGTCCATTGTATTGGTTCCTTTATCAGCGTCATCCATTCTTACTATTTTGTTAAAGACTAATATATCAGTAGAATTTTCTGGAGCGGGCCATATTTTAATTGCTGGCGTTGTTAACTTATCAAAAAAGAATTGAGACGGTCTAGCCTCGGTTGTTTTGTTTGGGATATTAATATATTGGCTTCTGCTTAAACGTGACATAGAAATATCTGTTTCTGTAGAGTTAGCAGTACGCCTAATTACCATATCTAATATGTCTATTACATTAGAGTTTAAAGAATAGCTAGAAGTACCTTTTGTTAAAGCTTGAGTCGTTTGTTCTATTGTCCATTGATTTAATCCGCGATTAGCCCATTCAGCCAACATAATATTAATAGACCTTCTAGCTGTTTTTAGATCATAACCAGTTCTAAGCTCAAGACCACATCTTTCAAATGCTTCTTCTACAAACTCAGCTACGTTTGGTTCAAAATCTGTACTGCTTGATGTTGTCATTTATTTACCTCTTTGTAATATGGCTTTTTTCTTTGCACTTTTATTAAGATCTCCATAATGAAAAACAGGTTTACTTGTTTTAGTATGAGTTTTATTAGTATGCAGTTGTCCATTAGGCATTTTATGATACGATTTTTTCCAGACCGTACCATCTCTTAAATAGTGTTTTGCACCTTTAGCCATTACGAATATTTAGTTTTTTTTCTTCTATTAGACATTACTTTACCACAACCTCTTGCAATTTTTCTTACCTCTCCTCCGTCTTTCTTTTTTAGAAATCCTGACTTCATGTTTGCATAGGCTTTTGGAGTTATAGTAGATTTACTTTTAGTTCTACTTGTACCCGCTTTTTTTCTTTTATTAATATTTTCGTATAAACTCATTTAACATCTCCATCTTTTACGTGCTTGACGTAATCTTGAATTAGGGTTTTTTGCAGCTTTAGGAAACTTCTTCATTTGCCCGGCTGATCTAGCGCAATACGATTTCCGTCTTTTAGCGGCCTTACTGCCTGGTTTTACTTTTTTAGCAGTTACTGCTGTTTGTAATTTAGATCCTGGATTTGCTCTACGATGAGAAGCTACACCTGTTTTAGTCATACCTGCCCCACTTTTAGTAGGGCGGTAATTAGCTTTTTTGCCTTTGGTTGTTTTGGGAATAGACGCTTGTCTTCGATACATTATGCATGAAACACAGTCATCGTTAAGAATGTTGAAACGGTATATTGAATATAAATACCATCAACAAAAAGTACGCCTTCATCTGGTATTACTACATCTCTAGTAGCAGTAGCACTAGCAACTGAACTTAATTTCATAAGACTTGTTCCTGTTGGAGAGTTTTCTAAAAAATTAGTTGTTCCTGCTGTTGCTGTACTTGTTAAATAAATACCTTTTAACCTTGCTCTACCTGCAAAGATAACATCAGATGCTGAAGCATTAACTCCGGCACTTACATTACCAGCTGGATTACCAACTGCTGAAATACCAGATATTGTTAAGAAATATTTGGATCCAGTAGCGGTTCCTGCATTAGCACCTGTAATCGATTCTGTTTGAGAATCCCCATCAACATCGGTTCCAGTAACTGTAAATGATTTAGCTGAATCGTCACCAGCTGAGAGAATCGTTACAATCCTCCCGTGGCTTAGTGCAACCGCACCGCCAGAAGCCAACGCGCCACCTATTACAAGTGCTGCGTTATTTCCTACCGCTGCTGCTACCGATATACCATCAGCATCTAGAGCAACTGTGTCAGCAGTTATAGTGACTGCTTTGACATCTGATATAGCCATTATTTACTCCTTACTCGAATGGAGTTGCTAAAGTACCATCCCCGTGTAGGAATGCTTCACAATGCCATACTGCTGCTGTTGTAGCGTATAAACGGATTACTCCACCTACTAACCAACCTTGTGCTGCTGATCCCAAATCAATGGTATCGTCATTGCTGGCATCAGGTATAAAGGTATTAGTGTCTCCGGCTGTTGCTGGATCAAATAATTGAGCAAAGCCAGAAAATAGATCACTGGTATTGTCTGTATTAATTTGTCCTGCACCTGTAAAAGTTGTACCAACTATAAAGGTATAGTTTAGCCCTGCTACTGCCGTAGGCAATGTTACTACAATACCTGCTGCTCTATTTAAAGTATAAACAGTGCCTGAATCAGTAGATTCTACTGATTTGGTAGCGTCTGTAATGCTGCTGACATTGGAATAAGCAGAAACATAACCCGTTGTGGTTATATTACCGCTTGAATCAATATTACCACTTGAATCAATATCAAAATTTGTGGTTACTGTACCTGTTGAAGAAGCTATTGAAATCTGTTCAAAACCATTTTCGGACCTTACTGGTCCATTAAAAGTTGTATTAGCCATTATTAAGTCTCCTTAATTAATCTATCATCTTGGCAAGTCTGCTAGGGCAGTTGATAGAAGTTAATAAAATCCCTAGAAAAAAAAGGGGCAACATAGTTACCCCTTCCATTTAAGTTCTTACGAACTACCTGGTGATCCAAAGATACCTAGCGGATCAGATACTCCAAAGGAATATCTTTCTCTAGCTTTGTATCTAACATTACCAGTTTCAAAGTCACCATCCATTGCAGTTGTCATAGGACTTCTGACGAAATGCTTCATGCCATCAGGTACATCAGTAGTGATAAAGAAAGCATTAGTATCAGTTAAATAATGATTAACTGAATAACCTTCTGGAATCACTCCATTAGTTTTGATCGCATTGACATCATTGTCAGCAGAACCAACTTTGTAGTCACTTTGCAATAATCTAGTAGCAACAAACTGAAGATCAGTTGGTACTATTAGCTTTCTTGCTCTAGCTGCAATTTTAAGACCTCTCTCATCAGTATATTTACCAATTTGAATAATTGCATCTTCTAAAGATGTTTCATTCAAGTCAGCACCTGATGAA